CGTTAAGGCATATAACTCGCTTTATTCTAACCACGAACACCGGAGAAAATGATGAAGTATCAAAATCGACCGGCTCCCCAGATGTTGCCTCCTAATCTTCAAAGCCAATTGGATTTGTTGATCGGGCTGCAGAATGCTATCAGACAGATTCCGAATCTACCGCAAGGTAAATTCAGAGACACGTTTGAGTCACAGCTTCGTAGTACCCTCGAGGAACCCAATGAGCTCTACGTTTTACGTAGCAGCTACAGGGAATTACAAGAGGAACACACGAAACAAATGACTCTCTTCTCCCTCCAAAGCCAAAAGCTTCAGGAAATCGAAGAACGCTTGTCTGATGTGTACGACGCCCCTGCTAAAATAGAACAGGATAACGACGGGAAGCCAAGAACATTGAGATATCTCTTTGTCCTCGGACTCGGAGTAGTAGTGGGGATGAATATTGCGAGTCAGATATGCTCCTGACGGAGCCAACCTAAGACTTAAAGATAAGGACGTCCCTTATTTGATGTACTCGTATCCAATTATGGAGGTAGAGCTATGCTGTTATTACAGCACCATCAGGAAGGGTTGTTTCGTCGTTTATCTGTTATTGGTATCCCCGCTTACGCCATCAAGCCTTTTATAGGCGAGATGGTAAAGTGGGAATCCTGTTCCGGTGTCGAGTGGACGATCAAGAGACTGAAAAGCCTCAAGATCGATCTTATTCGACGGAAGTCAGGAGACGCTCCGCTCACTTGGGTTCGAAAGAACCGCCGTGGGGACGTCTCAGGGGTCATTGGCTCATTGTTCCGATGGTCAGACAAGTCTGATCAGAACTTTAGCCGAACTGTGCAAGCCTTCATGGCTTACACCTTCTACATCCATGGTTCCTTAACGGAATCCCAGGAGAAGAAGTTCAGAGCGGGGGTTAACCCTGCCGAGAAAGAAGACCTTCCTCAATCCTTTTACGAGGATTTTGGAAACTTTGTCCGGAACGTGACGGTGCGGAGGAACATCCGTAAGGAAGTTCAACCGCTAGTGACATACCAAGGCTCACCAGCCAAAAGGGCGCCACGCCTCTTTGGTCAGCGTTCCGTGTATCAGGATGAACAGATTCTGCAAGATTTGCAATTGTTCAACACCGATGCCGGACGAGTCTTGTATTCCAAGTACCCAACGCTTTATCGTCCCCTGTTAAAGGGATGTGAAGAGCGAAAGGCTCATCTCGAATCCTGCAGTGCAAACATTCGTTTGCACCTCGAACAAGGTCGCAACTTTGTTGCTTCCGAGTTAGTGGGTGGAGAAGTACACTTCCTTCAGGAACCTGGCGGTAAGCTTCGCTCTATAGCGTCGCCCCTCCGTGTTCATCAAGAGGCCTTGCGGCCTCTAGCTGAAGAATTGTATGGAATAGTGCAGTCACTTCCGTGGGATTGTACTTTCGAGCAATCGAAAGCCATCCCGTACATTCAATCACACCTTGGCAAAGGTGGTCAGGTCCATTCCGTGGATTTATCCTCGGCAACCGACTTGTTTCCTCTCTCTGTCCAAGAAACTGCTCTTAGAGCAATCTTGGGTCAGTCTTCTCAACAACACGTTGATCTCTTTGTAGAGATCTCTCGTAGCGTTTGGAAGTCTTCGATTGGAGACATTAGGTGGACGAAAGGGCAGCCCTTGGGTTTATTCCCAAGTTTTGCAGCCTTCACACTGACACATGGGTTGTTGCTTTACTACTTGGCTGATGGTGATTATCACAATCAGTTCTTTGTAGTGGGCGATGATGTGGTGATCTTGGAGGATAACCTCCGTGATCGTTACATCTCCATGTTGGAGAGAATGCGTTGTCCCTGGTCGCAAGATAAGTCCATCTCGTCACACAAACTCTCTGAGTTTGCAGGCAAGATAATTACTTCTACTAAGGTAATACCTCAGATGAAGTGGAGGAGAATGTCGGATGACAGTTTCCTTGATATCGCGCGACTTCTAGGACGACGGAGCCGTAGCCTTTTGTCCGAAAGACAGAAGTTAGTGTTTGATGCCGTAGCCCACTTATGTGAGCCAGTCGGTCTCAATTTCTCAATGCCGGGTGATAACCTAGCAACGATGATTGAAAGAACACTTGATTTCTATCAGCCAGACAAACTAGTCTTAGGTTCCCTTGTGGGCCTAAGAAAGAAACTAAACCATTTGGTTTATGTTTCTTCAGAAATCCTTGACGCTGGACAGCTTCAAGAGATCTCTGCGACCTTCGACGAGAAGGTCAAGGCAGTATTTGCTCAGACTATCTTTAACCGTTTCGAGGCTTGCCTCGAAATGGGAATTGACGGCCTTTGCACAATACCTGAGGCTCTGGAATTGTATCCCAGATTACCTACTAAGAGCTCAACTTCCGAGAGGAAGTCGACCTTGGTCCGGTATGAACGGATACTCCGTATTAACAGAGTATAACGAAACACCC